ATTGTCGGTGGTATATTAGCTGGTGTTGTTGCTGCGACTACAGCTGTTCAAGTTGCTGCAATTAGAAAGACAACATTTGATTCTGGTTCTCCTGAGATAACACCTGCCAACACAGGTGGTGGATCCGGTTCCGGTTCAGCTATCAATCAAGCATCTGGTGGTGGATTTACATCGTTTAATCAAAACCTTGTTGGTACTCCTACTACGACTACGACTGGTGGTGGTTCAACACCATTTGGTTCTCAAAGAGTTTATGTTGTTGAGTCAGATATAACTAATTCACAAAACAGAGTTAGAACATTAGAAAGCAACTCAACTTTTGGTTAAAAACAAAAGTCATAAAAAAAGACATATAAAGTATGAATAAAGATTTACCTATATTCGATATCATCATAAGTGATGATAATCAAGGAGTTGGAATGATATCTCTTGTAGATGAACCAGCAATTGGCGTTGATTGGATTAAACTATCAAAACAAGTAGAGATTTCATTTAAGGCAGATAAAGACAGACAAATGTTATATGGTCCTTTCTTAATTCCTAATATGTTAATTTACAGAAAAGACGACACTAATGGTGAATACTATGTTCGTTTTTCTAAAGAAGAAATAGATAAAATCGCCACAAAGTTCAACGAAGACTTAAATAGTAAGAACATCAATCTGATGCACACTGATACTAAGGTTGATGCTTTCGTGGCTCAGAATTGGGTTATTGAAGGCGAACAAGATAAGTCTCGTAATCTTGGATTTGACCTTCCTGAAGGTTCTTGGTTCGGTGGTGTTAAAATCAAAGACCAAAACTTTTGGAATGAGAAAGTTAAAAACGAAGAAGTTAAAGGTTTTTCAGTTGAGATATTGGCTGATTTACAATTATCACTAAAAAATAAAGAACAAATAATGGAAAAACAAATCAAATTAGGAACCGCTAATCTTAAAGACGGAATCACCGTTTATTGGGATGGTGAGTTCGGAATGGGTACTGCTATATTTATGGATGAAGCTCTTACTCAAGCAGCTCCTGACGCTGACCACATTTTAGAAGATGGTACGATTGTTACAACTAAAGATGGTGTAGTAGTTGAGATTCAAGTATCTTCAATTGAAGAAGATGTAGCTGAAGAAGATTTAGCAATTGACCCAAACGCAGCACCAGTTGCAGCAGCACTAACATCAGAAGAAGTGAGTTTAATGATTGACTCAAGATTCTCTGAACTTATGGACGAGATTTCAAGATTGAAAGAGTTAGTAACTCAAAAAGACGAATCAATGAATCAGTACAAAAAAGAAATCGATGAGAAGTTCTCTACAACACCAGCAACTACAACTATCACTAAAGGTGAAGCTAAAGTAGATGAAAAGTTTGCTAAGATAGAAGCTAGAATCAGAGAGTTCGCTAAAAACAGATAATAAAACATGGCTACAATTATAGACTACAAAAATAGATCAGTACTAATAGCTAAAGGTATATCAGATGATGGCCAAGCTAATGTTTCTATCAATTATGATAGATTTGATAAACTCACTTATATAATCGAGTTAGATAGTGACTACATTAAAATGGATGGTACTGCTTATGTACCGACTCCTATTCCTGATAGTCAAAAAATTGTTAATGCAAGAATGGCTACACAACAAAGTGGTGGTCTTTCAGGTGGTATAAGAATGAGAGTTACTTTTCAATATCCAGTACCAGTTACTGACTTAATTGTTAAGAACTTTAAGTTCTTTGCTGATGATGTTGAAATGCCTATAACTGGTTGGATAGATGGAAACGAGGAAGTAATCCCACCAATAAGTATTATAAACTCAACTCAAAACTGGAATGTTCAACATACACCATATACGGTTATTGAATTAAATATTACAAACGAAGCTGGTTGGGATAATCCAGTTTTAATCGATATGCTTGGTAAAGTATATTCAGTTGAAGCATCAGTTGGTAATGGAACAGGACAAATGTACAGGTCTTCATTCTCAGACGATACTTGGTTGAACACTGAGATAGTTGAAGAAGGACAATACGCATATGGAATGTGGTATGATACGGTAGAAGATACTTATTATCTTGAACCTGGTTGGTGGGGTGCATATGACCTTTACGAGAGAACTGCTACTAATCCACCAGAGTAAAAACAAAAACATAGTCTTACGACATATTAGTTAAGACACAAAAAATAATAAAAAATAAAATGGCTTTAACAGACAATACTATTTTCTACGGAACTGATGCAGAAGGTTTCTTCAAGAAAGTTTTAACAACTGGAGTTGCTAAAAGTGAATTGGCTCTTGTACCAAATGTAAAGAGCAAAATCAAATTAGCTTACTCAGATTTAGGTAACATTCTTCAAGCTGAAGATTGTTCATTCTCTGCAACAGGAGAAGGTTCATTGAACCAAAAAACTATGGAGGTTTGTGACCTTAAAGTAAATCTTGAATATTGTGCTACAACATTCGAGGCTAACTATTTATCAGTTCAATTAAGAGCAGGTTCTAACAACCCAGAAGCAGTACCAGCATCATACGCAGCATTCGTTGTTGATTATGTAGCTGAAAAAGTTGCATCTGACTTAGAATTGGTTATGTTCCAAGGTAACACAGCAACAGCTTCTTACCCACTTTCATTATGTGATGGTTTGGTAAAACAATTCTTAGCTGACTCTGATGTAATCGATGTAAGTGCTACAGCATCTACAATCACATCATCTAATGTAATCGGTGAGTTGAACAGACTTTTACAAGCATCACCTGCACAAGTAAGACAACAAGCTAACTTTAAGATATTCGTATCTCAAGAAATCGCTTTCGCTTACAAACAAGCACAAGCAGCTACAACTGGTGGTTTATTCATGGTTGGTGATAAAGAACTTAACTACTTAGGTTTCAGACTTATCCCTACATCTGGATTGTTAGCTAAGCAAATGATTGCTGCTAATATGGATAAAGTTTTCTTCTTAACAGATTTAACATCTGATTGGGATGATATCATCATTATACCACAAAGAAATATCTCTGGAGCTAGAACTGAAAGATTCGCAACTTCATTGAAATTTGGTGTAAATTACCTTTATGGTAACGAAATCACACTTTACTCATAATCCTAACGGAATAAAAATAAAACTATAAAATATGGCATGTGTTTCATTTTCAGGAGGTATCGCTAAGGATTGTGCTAATAACATCGGTGGTTTAACTAAAGTTTATTTAACAGACTTTGATAACATCGCATCTTATGCTCAAGCTGGAGGTACCGTATCAAACATAATAATGGCATCTGCTTCTTACTTTTACGAGTTTGAGTTCAACAGAAATAGTGCAACATTCACCGAGGATTTATTGAAATCCGTTGAGGCTGGATCTGCTCTGTTCGAAGGAACTTTGACTTTAACAATTCCAAGAAGAGATGTAGCAAAAAGAAATACTTTGAGCTTATTAACTCAAAGAGATTTAGCAGCAGTAATTAAAGATTCAAATGGTCTTTACTGGTACTTAGGAGCAGAAGAAGGTATGTACCTTTCTGAATCAACTTCTACATCAGGTACTGCAAAAGCTGACGGTTCTAATTATGTTTTAACTCTTAAATCATTCGAGCAAGAGAGAGCATACGGATTAACGGCTGGTACAATCAATCCACTTGTAGCTTAATCACTACAACTTTATAAGAAGACCCATCGACATTAGTTGATGGGTCTTTTGTTTTTACATAAAACTATTTAACATCGTAGCAGCTTGTAGGTCTAACATATCAGATCCTAAACAGATTCTATCATATTCATATTGAGTAACTAAAAAGCTACAATTCTCATAGACATCAAAAAAAGCCTGTTGAGTTTGTAAGTCTGTGAAGTCTTTATCAAAGTTGCTAGAAATTAAAGACATAAGTCTATCATCTGAAAAAAGTTCATTGAAAAATACTTCTATTGTTTTTTTTGTTTTGTAGTTTTGAGAGTAATTTTGTGTGTTCATAGTTTCTATCTTTATTTGTTCTTACAAAGATATGGAATCATCTTCGATTTACCAAATAAAAAACAAAGTTTCTTTTAAAAGACATAATAAAAAAGTAAATGCAACAATGATATATTTCACACCAGGAATAACACAATCAGTTTGGATGAGCCTAAGAGAATCAGAACCTTATGGATCAACAGCATCTTTCAAATTTACTTTCACTAATGATATCTCAGGTGAGTTCAAAGTCTTTTACCCAACAGACTTACAACCTACGAATCAGTGGTCGAAGTTTGAAATAGTTGTTGGAACACCTGAAAATCTAGCTACGCCAAAGTTGAATATGAGACCAGGTATGTGGTCATATAAGGTTGAAGCTGATACGACTATACTTGAGACGGGTAAGATTATAGTTAATGAGACTACTAAAATATGGACAACTTTAGATAGACCTGCTAAAAACACAAAAGTCCTTAAAAGATAATGGCATTATTTGACTTTATGAAAAGACCTGAACCACCAAAACAGGCACCTCAAATATCTACACAAGATATCTTTGAGACTATCAATATGAGAAATATTGATTTACCGATGCCTAAAGAAAGTAAAGGTTATGACTGGGTTTTATTCGGTCCTAACAATCAATTTCCTTTAGACATCTTAGACTATAGAAATTCTTCAGCGATACACGATAGTATCATTGAATCTAAGACATCTTTAATCGCCGGACAAGGATTTATATTCGGAGAGACAAGAGAACTCTCTAATCAGTTCTTAGTCGATAATTGGAAGTTAGTTCCTTTCTGGAGAAAACTTGATAAAATCTTTTGGATGGTTGCAAGAGACCAACAAACATTTGGTTATTCTTGTTTTGAGATAATCTATTCTATGGATAGAACTCGTATCGCTGATATGAACTGGATTGATGCATCAAGAATTGCCTCTGGTAAAAGAGATGAGTTTGGTAACATTGATTGTTATTACTACTCTGATAACTGGAAAGACACAAGAAACAATCCACCAAGAAAAATTGAAGCTTACGATCCTAATAAAGATGGTATGAGACAATTGATGTTTATCAAATATGATGATAACAATATGGACTACTACGCACTACCTAACTACTACTCTGCTTTGAGATGGATTAAAGCCGACTCATTAATGGGTGAGTATAACTTAGCAGCAATCAATAACGGATTCTCACCTTCTATCGTGTTTAAGTTTTATAAGAAACCTACACCAGAAGAAAGAAGAATGAATGCTGAGTCAATAAAGGCACAACACGGAGGTCCAAGAAATGCTGGTAAAGCTTTAATATTCTATGCTGATGGTAAAGACTTAGCACCAGATGTAGATACATTAGATGCTACAAACATTGACCAAAGACTTATTCAAGTAGCAGACCAAATCGTACAACAAATAATCACAGCTCACAGAGCACACCCACAACTATTAGGAATTCAAACACCAGGTAAGTTAGGATACTCATCTGAGTTACTTCAGTCTTGGGAAATCTTTAACGCGATGGTTATTGAACCAGAAAGAAAGTTGATTATGGATTCATTCAGACAAGTTTTAATCTACAATGGTGTTGTAAGAGCTGAGATAGAACCAACGGTACCAATAAAAATAATTCAAGGATAATGGAAGATTCACTTTTTATAGATGATAACTATCTAAAACAATATTCACCTTTAGGTAAGTCAATTGATGTTGATGAGATATACCCGTTTGTATCTTCTGCTCAAGATGTTTATATACAAGATGTGTTAGGAACACCTTTGTATAATGACTTTCTAACAAAGACATCAAATATGATTGTCGGTACAGGTGTAACATTCTCTTCTTACGAATGGAACTTGTTAAACTTATGTTCTAAAGCTTTAGTTTATTGGACGACTTATATGTCTTTACCACACATCTACTTAAAGATTAGAAATGCTGGTGTGATTAAGTCACAATCTGAGAACACAACAAACTCTGATTTATCTGAGATGAAGTATCTAAGAGAAGAGATGAAGAACTTAGGTGAGTTCTGGAACACAAGATGTGTTAATTACTTATGCCAGTATAGTGTTAATTTTCCATTATATCAAGCAGCTTCAACAGATATGTATCCGTCGATTAAACAATATGACGCAGACATTTACATTGAAGATGGTATATCAGATTTAACATTTGAAGAACTTAGGTTCCTAAAAAAGTACTTTGGCTAAAATGGATATGTTACCGATACTTACAATTATTGGAGGCGTGATGCTTTCTGTAATAGGATATTTCTTAAAGAAAACAATGGAAGACCTCAAAGATACAAAAGGGATTGCTTACACTACGAAAAACGAGTTAGATATCTTAAAGAACGACCACAGCAACAAGTACAATAATCTTACTGAAAAGTTTGATGAACTTAAAAGTGCTGTGGTTGATCTAACAAAAGAAATCAAAGAATTAAACAGAAGAGTTAAATAATGGCTATAAAAAACTTATTAATCAAAAACAATCACTACGAAAATGTTAGATTAACTATCGTTGGTTCTCAGAGTGGTGTTGAACACTACTATTATACTGAGGCTAGTGGTAACAGATACTACTATACAGCTTTAGGTGGTACAGCTGCTCCTGATATGGAGTCAGCTACTTTTGATTCTTTTCTAAGTTTTACTATGTCTGGTGCTGTTACATATCAGTACAACCTTATTCCTATGTTACCAGAAGAATCTGTTATGATAGAAACAAATGTTGTTGGTATCAATTTAGATGGTTCTAAAGGTTATGTGATGAAGTCATTTGGTGGTTATAGACACAATGGTTCATCATTATCTTTAATTGGTGGTTCAATAGATTACACAACTAAAACAGACTTTACTACAGCTTCAGCTTCTTTTGTTGTTGTCGGTACTCAATCAGTTGCTTTAAGAGTAACTGGTCAAACAAGTCAGACAATAGACTGGAATGTTTATATTAGATATACAAAAGGATTTCACGCTTTAACATTTACTGGACCAGTACCACCACCAAAACCAATATACCCACAGAGTCCATCTTCTTAAAAGATAAACAATCTGAAGAAAAAATGATATAATTAGTAATGAACAAAGACAATTACATATACAAGAAATTACCTGATGGTAGATATATCAAAGTCCTTGATAACAAGGATGAGAACTTCGCATCAGCTCAAGAAGATGCTAAGATGGCAAGTGATATTAGAGAACTATTACAAGGTTCTCAAGGTGAATCTGGTACTTCAGGTACTTCAGGTAAAGATGGATCTGATGGTATCAATGGTAAAGATGGTCAAATCGGTAGAACTGGTTTAACTGGACCTCGTGGTATAAACGGAACAAGTGGAACTGACGGTTCTTCAGGAACATCTGGTATAAATGGAGAAGATGGTACATCAGGAGAGCAAGGTCCGAGAGGATACAAAGGAGAGAAAGGTGATAGAGGAGATAAAGGTTTTCCTGGTATGCCTGGTCCGTCAGGTCAAAACGGTACTGATGGTGGCTCAGGAACAAACGGAACATCTGGTTTAGATGGTTTATCTGGTACATCTGGTATAGATGGTACAAGTGGTACTGATGGTCTTAATGGAACATCTGGTTCTTCAGGTGAAAGCGGAACATCAGGTGAGTCAGGAACCTCAGGTGAGTCAGGAACTTCAGGTGAGAGTGGTACAAGTGGTGAATCTGGTACATCAGGTGAGAGTGGTACAAGTGGTACAAGTGGTGAATCAGGAACTTCAGGTGAAAGTGGAACCTCAGGTATAGATGGTACAAGTGGTGAATCTGGAACAAGTGGTTCAAGTGGTGAATCAGGTAGTTCAGGTGAAAGTGGTACTTCTGGTTCAAGTGGTGAGAGTGGGTCATCTGGAACCTCAGGTGAATCAGCTTTAATTTGTTCGCCATTCTTAGCAGGTGACTATTACTTTCAAGCAGTAGGTACGACTTACAACGGACTTTCTTATACAAATATGTCTTGGGGTCCTGGTCAAATACTAAGTGTTTATGCTCCTGGTGATGATATTATACAATATATGTTAGTTAGTGGATATACCGCCTCAACAGGTGTTATAGATGCGATTATAACATATTCTCAAAATCCTGGTTATAAAACAATTGGTGGTGTTAATCTTTGTCTTTCTGGACAACAAGGTGTATCTGGTACATCAGGTAGTTCTGGTGAAAGCGGTACATCAGGTTCAAGTGGTGAAAGCGGTACATCAGGTGAAAGCGGTAGTTCAGGTGAAAGTGGCACATCAGGTTCAAGTGGTGATAGTGGTACTTCAGGTGAAAGTGGAACATCAGGTTCAAGTGGTGAAAGCGGAACATCAGGAGAGTCAGGAACCTCAGGAGAGTCAGGAACTTCAGGTGAAAGTGGTACTTCAGGTACATCAGGTGATAGTGGTACTTCAGGTGAGTCAGGAACTTCAGGTGAAAGTGGTACTTCTGGTTCAAGTGGTGAATCAGGAACAAGTGGTGAGTCAGGAACAAGTGGTGATAGTGGTACTTCAGGTACTTCTGCTTCATTTTATTACATTGCTACTTGGGTAGCTGGTTCTTATGTTGCTAACACGGTTGCAATATCTACAATAGATGGTAACACTTATGTTAGTAATCAAGTAATAACAAATGTATATGATGATCCATCAATAAACACCACAGAATGGGACTTGTTTATATTAGCTGGTGATAACGGAACATCTGGTACAAGTGGTACAAGTGGTGAAAGTGGTACTAATGGAACATCAGGTGAATCTGGTACAAGTGGTGAGTCTGGTACATCAGGTAGTTCAGGTGAAAGTGGTACATCAGGTAGTTCAGGTGAGAGTGGTACTTCTGGTGAGTCAGGAACAAGTGGTGTTAGTGGTGCTAACGGAACTTCTGGTATTAACGGAACTTCTGGTTCAAGTGGTCATCAAGGTAATAGAGCGGGATTACAATATGAGTTTTCAACTTCAACCAGTAGTGGAAATCCTGGAAGTGGTGTATTAAAATATAACAATAGCACTTTATCATCTGTTACTCAAATTATTTTATCAACAACAACTTTTGATGCCTTATCAGTTGCTAACATTTTAGACTTAATAGATGATAGTAATTCAACAAATAAAGCAATAGTAACAATTACAAGTAATATAAATGGTGATGGAAGTTTCTTTTCTTTTCAAGTAACAAGCATCACAACACACGCAAGTTATTATGAGTTAAATGGAACTTTTGTTGCGGGTTCGGCTTTTACTAATAATGAAATTATAGCATTCAATTTTACACAAACTGGTAATTCAGGAACTTCTGGAACTTCTGGCACATCAGGTGTATCAGGAACTGCTGGAACAAGTGGTACATCAGGTGTTAGTGGAACTGCTGGAACAAGTGGTTTAACTGGTACATCAGGAACATCTGGTGAAAGTGGTTCATATACTTTTATTACAGAGGATACTATAGAACCAACACTTACTATTGATGTCTTTGATATGGATAATAATTCTACTATATCAGTAACACCTTCAACAATTAATTTAACATCTGGTATTGCTGAAACTAAATATGGAACTGGGGCAGATGGTAGTAAATTTATTAGTTCTAAAATAACAGACCCTGATGACGCAACAAGATATGATGAGATAAGATTAGAACCAAGTGACTTTCAAACAGCAGATTATGGAACTATGATACAATCAGTTGATGGAACTAATTCTTTAAGTTCATCACTTACTTTAACACCAAATTATACAATTATGTATAGTTCGGACGGGCTTCAGGGATGGGTGCAGGTAATAAATGGAGTTCCATCTATTGTTGGTAATGGTGCTTTTGGTGAGACAAGAATTAATGTTAATAACGCTAACGAAGGAGCAATAGAATTATTAGCAACTGGAATTAAAATTGGTTCTGGTGGTAGTATTGCATATAATATACCAGTAACAAATGGTTCGGAAGGACAAGTTTTAACAGCTCACGATGATGGAACATCAACTTGGGAAACACCAAGTGGTAGTTCAGGAACCTCTGGTGAGTCAGGAACCTCTGGTGAGTCAGGAACATCAGGTGAAAGTGGAACCTCAGGATTAACAGGAACATCTGGAACAAGTGGTCAGAACGGAACATCGGGTTCATCTGGTATAACTGGCGCAACTGGAGCGACTGGTTCAGTTGGTGATGCAGGTACAAGTGGAACATCATTTTATGGAACTACAAGTGGCACATCAGGATTAACTGGATTATCTGGATCAGCTGGATCAGCTGGAACATCTGGAACATCTGTCGCTGATTATAAAATAGGAGGAGCACATGCGCTTGTTACACCAACAAATGGAACATCATCTACTGCAAATACTGCATATGATGTGGCAATAGGTTGTCCTGGAAAGATAAACCAAGCTCAAACAATAAATGTGATTAGATTATTTCCATTCATACCAGCAACTGATTTTATATGTGGTACAATGTCTATTGAAGTTGTGACGGCAATTGCGTCATCATTAACAAAGATACTTATATATAATGAAGGAACACCAACGGGTTTTAACGGACAACCTGGTGCTAAGGTTCTTGAAACAACATCATTTGATGGTTCAACTACTGGAATTAAGACCTTTGCTACAAGTATATCATTCGAGAGAGGAAAACTATATTGGATTGGTGCATGGTCTAATATTGGAACATTAGGTTTAAGGTCAATACCATCAGCAAACACGATAAATATAGGGTCTGCACCTAGTGGAAACTCTGGATATTGGAACCATTATTCATTAACATTAACATTTAATAATGCGGCAAACTCTGCTCCAAGTATATTTAGTGGTGGGGCACTAGCTCAAGCACCAGCCGCGTTAATTCAAATGAGAGCGTAAAAAATAAAATAGATATGGCAACAGAATTAGTAAGAAACGAAATATATGACGAGAATGGACTTGTTAGAGTAGAGTTTATTGAAAGAGAGGTTGAGAACATAGAGGAACAGATTGCTAGCAAAGAGCAAGAGTTACTGAATATGTATAATGAACTCATAGAACTTAAAAGCAGGTTAGAAAATAACCTGTAAAGTCTGATAAGTTTGATAGTGATGTTAGCTAATCTTAACTCTTGCTACCCACTCGTGACGACAGAAAGGTGTTGTATCAACTCCTCTTACACCACCTGGTGTTGTGTAAAAACCACCTCTATATAAGAATGGATCTGCTGGTAAGCCCATATCAGTTAAATGTGATGTAGGTAGATTTTGTATCTCATCTAATGTATAATCTCTATTAGAAGTTGCCATTAGTCTTGAACAGAATGGTCTTGAACCAGATTGTGCAGGCGCTACACCTATTCTTTCTCTGTAGTTATAAACAACAGATACTTTAACAAATCTTAATTCTAAGTCACTTACTAAGTTCTGAGCATTAACAGCGTCTTCCATTGAGAAGATAGGAACTTCTACATTAAGATATTTACCTGATGGGGAACCAACAGCCATTAACTTTTCTAAGATAGGATCTTTACCTGTGAATATCAGGTCATAGTTGTACTTTTTATTAAGTTCTCTTATTTCACCAAAGACTAAAGCATCTTCTGTTAAACCTACACTTTTAAGTTTATTCCAGACTTTCTTATCTTTCTTCATAATCTTTCTTGAACTTCTAATCTGTACTTTGAATCCTTTTGATTTATATTCTCTTACAACATCTTCATCAAAATCTTCTTCAAAGATGATTGTTTTTACTTTGTTGAATATCTCAGCAATTCCTGGTAGTAGTTTAACTACATCCATATTGTTATCAACATGTCTTCTGATACCTAACTCTTTTACTTTATCAGCTTTAGCCTTATTAGATCCAGTAGCAAATACTTTAGAGTGAGGAATTCCTAACTCGTCAGCTCTTGATAACATACCAGACTTGTCTCTACGAGCTGAGATGATATAAACATCATCACCTTTGTTGATTGCTCTTTTAGCCATTTCCATACCTTTAGGTGTAGATAAAGTTTCATCATAATCAAAACTAACCTTAGCAAAGTTTATACTTACTGGTGGTTCGTTGTTTGATGATGTACCAACAATAGGATCAGCTACAAACTCATCCCATTTTGCATAACATATAGCAGCAGCTTGTGAAGGGTCTTTTCCGTTATTGATTTCAATTCCGATACATTTACCCATCCATTCGTCTTTTGTTTCTCCTGGTTTTCTTTCAATTGGCATAATTAAACTATTTCTTTTTAGTTATGTCGTTTAACACCTCCGTTGTTTATCCACCAGTCTTTAAGTCTGTTGTATGTTCTTTGTCTGCAAGAACCACAACTTGTACTATATTCTGGATTTTGTGGAAAAACCACATTGTGAGTGTTGAATAATCTTCTGATTACTTCTCCGTTGTGGTTGTAGTTTTCTCGACCAACTAACTCTTGCATTAAGTCATCGACTTCGTTAAAATGTTCTATCATATTGAACCTTGATTTAATTTTCGGCAGATGAACTCTGCTATTATTGCGCTTAAAGAAGCTGCGAATAAGTCTAAAGATTGATACCATAATAAGTTGTAAAAGATTGATATCCAAAATGTCGAACACAAACAGCAGTTTATTAGTCTTGAAAACCAATCATTATTTTTGTATAGACTTCTAAGTCTTGTAGTTGGTTCTGCGTTAATCCACATAACACCAACAGCCGCTATTCCAATTATTGACCACATTTGATTTTCATTTTATATTTTAGTATCTTTATCATCTGATATACAGCCGAGAGTGGTAAGTCAATCTTAATTGCTATATCTCTCATCGACATCATCTGAGTGAAGTAAAGGTCGTAAAGAACTTTCTCAGGTGTTCCCAACTCAAGATATACCTTTCGTAAGATCATCAATCTGGCAACATCTAATTCGTTGTGACGACGATTTATGTCTATCATCCAATCTCTGATATCTGAACGAGATGATTCAGCAAAGATTTCAATGTATGAATCTTCAGGATCTTCAGGTATGTTATATTCTTCTGGTAAGTTATTAACTCTAATTGATTTGTTAAACTCAGACATAGGCCACTTAACCATATTCTTTAACCAAGCTTGCATAAACTTGATTCTTTGTTCGTCGTCAGGTATAGCATTAAACTTAATCCAGTTCTTATCAACATACATTGCAAAATGAACGATGAGTTCTCTAAACTCTTCTTTGTGCCAGTGCTTACACCACCTTTCTATCGTTTTGTAATTGTCTGTAATCCACTGAGAGCCATTCATTCAGGTAACATAACTTTTTTTAGATTAGCTGCTACTTCATACTCTTCACGATCTACTGCTAATTTTATCCACTTCTCACTTAAATCACCTATATGTAACCAGATGTAAAGAACATCTTTAGGTTCAAGTATCATATTCAGTTCATCAAACACTTCTTCTATGTCTTTTGATATCTTTATACAATCTGATTCAGTCAATGGTGTTGTAACAATAGCATCTAAAAGATAGTAATAAATCTGATTGATTGATGCCGTTGATAGATTTCTTAAAGTCAATGATAAGTTAGGATTCTTTAAGAAACCTGGTGTTACCATTGACTCTGTAATGTCTCTTCTAAGTAATGTAAATTGCTCTGCCATAGGTGTATATATTTAATTTAGAACGCTCTCTATTTTAGTGTCTCTAACCTTTTGTTTGCATAGGTCTTCGATAATATCAACTAAACTTCCGTAATCAGGAATGATTTTCTTATCGTGAAACATTGTAACTTCACCATTAAAATCTACAATAAAAACACCTTCTCTTCTAAGATACTTAACATCTCTCCAGTAGTGACCTAACTTTGTTATGATTAACTTTTTGATTATCATTCTTGTCCTCTACTTTTTCTTTTCTTAGCATTGTAAGCTTCAACCTTATCAGGATTGTTTTTCTTCCACTCAATCATATACTCTTTGTACTTGTCTTTATTCTGAAGATACTTTTCTCTTCGTTTAATGGCAACATAACTACTATTTCTTTCTCTCCACTTTTTGTGATACTCTTTCATATCATCAGTAGCTTTTGGTTTGAACTCAATGAATGGTGCATCAAATAACTTCTTTAAGGTTTTAAGAACGATAATGATTTGTGAGTCTTCTGTGAATGAACTTAACTCTTCATCAGCATTGTATATCTCTAAATAAACAGATATCAGTCTGTAGTGGTCAGCTCCTGTTTGCATACCTACTTTGTATCTAACAAGAAGTCTTCTTATTTCTTCTCGTTGTGCAATCGTCATAGGCACACCTTCAGTTTGCATATCTGCTTTCTTTCTGTTCTTGTTTGCTTTGTTTGTTCTTAATCTATATTCTTCCATCTTAACTTTTTTACATAATCTACATACTGGTCTTGCTGATGGTTTGATTAACTCACCACCACAAGTTTTACAAGTGTTAGACAATCTTTTAAGATATTCTGTTTGATAACAAAACTTACACAAACCTTTACCAGCCAGTTTAACTTCCTTACCTTTTTCGTTTAATGAACCAAACTCCTTGAAACATTTTGTACAACCACTCATAGTTATTATACAAAACTTTTGATGGTTTGTTGAATATAAATCATACGGCAATTCCGCCGCATTAAAATTAATTTACAATTATGAGTAACATGAGACAAAAAACAAAAGAAGAGCTAACAAGATTAGCCGAGATTTTGATATCAAAGTATCAAATCGAAAAAATCAAAGGAACAAATGAGTTCTTAGAATGTGCTTTAGTAGAAGCAAGAAGAGGTGATATCGCTTTAGATAATCAATCAGTTAAAAAGCACGAACAATGGATAGAGTCAAAGTGTATAGCTTTACAAGGCCATGTTGATTACATGTCTGAACAATCTGTAGAAGAAGAAGAGTCTAACTTCGGTGATGATAATGATTTATACACCTACTATGGTGATGTAGCAGAAGATTCATTCATCGTTCAAAAAGCAATGGAGATAATGTCTCGTTACTTAAAAGGTAATCAAACAACAAACTTTACAACAACACAATACATTCCTGATTATTCAATGTTTGTTGAAGGTGAAGATGGTTTAGTAGTGATTAAAGGTTCTTACAAAGGAAAAACTTTAGATGAAATAGATGGAGTCAATTTCAAAGGTGCTAAAATAGGTTGGGCTAAATGGTGTCTGCTTAATGATAAGAACCTCACAGACGACGATAGGAATGTTTTTAACAAGATTATGATGAATCAACTCTAAATGAGAACGAGACACTTTGAGAGTGTCTCTTTTTTTGCCATAAAAAACCTACACCTACAAAACTAAACTTTTTTAACTTAATAGATATAACATAAAGTAACGGCAATCAAAAGCAATCAACAAACAAGTAAAAGGCAATAAACGGATTTATCATAGAGCGGGGACAACAACGCTGGCTATGTTTATCTTATCGCGATACCAGGAGGACTATACAAATCGCAGCTATAGAGTTTAAGTCAGAAGTAGTATGTATAGCGGGGAACCTTAAATCCTTGAAAGTTGCTGACCAATCACATACAAAGGTGCTATGTGTGCGACCGACACTTATACTCAGAAAGAAGAGAGGTATTTGGGAGGTAGATAGATTCTGAGCAAGTTTAATCACTTGTAAGGAATGTAGTCTGCTTCCCTCTCCTAACCTCAGAAAGAAAAATTGCCCACCATACCAGCAACATCATTTAACAATCTTACCACGAGTTGAAGTGTGAGCCCACACGGAAACGAAACTCGTGATGATGGATTATGCCTAAGTGGAACTTAAGAAATAAGGTTATGGTTATTAATAAACTCTTTTACAAATTCTTTTTCAGATTCTGAAATCATCATAAGTGCTTCTCCTGTGTAAAGTCCTGTGTGAAGTAAGAATAGGTCTTCATACCTTCCAGAAAAAACATCATTGTATGATGTCTGATTATCGATGCAAAATATAACTGATGCAATCTTCTTTGCTAAATTTTTTGGCTTTCTTTTTTTCATATTTTCTAATTGTTTAACAAATTCTTGGAACCGAGTATCTTGTTAATCTTATCTTCTCTTTTCTGTTGTATAAACATACCTTTAAGACCATCAGCCTCAGCTTGATGATAACCAGTTAATGTTTCAAGTGCTTCTATGTTTGCTTGAATGTAGTGAATGCCAGGATTTTTGGCAATAACATCATCAAGTATCTCAAGATACCAGTCGAAGTAGTCGTCACCAACGACTGACTTCATTCTTTCTAAAACTTCTTTGTCCGTCATAATTACTTTCTTTTCTTTTTCTTTGGTTGAACAGGTGCTAAAACATGAGTAACCTCAGCAATAACACACTCACAATCTGCTGGCTGATAACCTAAAGCCATAGACAAAGTATCATAAGATGTCTTACCTTCTTGAGTATAACCATAGAAGTTTTTTGATTCATCTTGGTTTCTATACACATGTAGTTTAACAATCTTAGCACCACAAGTATCGTGAGTTACAGAGATAGTTTTAGAAAACTTGAATCCTTGTGACTCATAAAGAGCAATAGACTCGTTAAACTCGTCTCTCGTATCGATAGCCATAATCTTATCACAATCTCTGTGGTAAAAGTACCAAGCCTTTTTGATACCATCTTGTTTGTCGTTCTTGAAAAATTCAACGACTTCTTTTCTACATTCTACTAAGTTAATAACTGCAAATCCTAAATTGTTCATAATGTTTGTGTTTTAATGTTTTTGTAAAGATACGGATTGTTTTTTAATCTGCCAAGATTTCACACTCAAAATTTAGGATATATTCACCTGTCTCATTTTGTAGGTCTTGGTGTAAATCATCATCAATAGAACCTAAATCATCATCATAGTCGATAACAACCTCACGAATAGTACCGAGATACTCAATCTCTTTATCATAAATTTGTTGATAGGTCATATCTTCTGACTCTAACTGGTCAAGAATATACTCTCGTTGATAACCTAAGTCGTCCTCGAATTGATACTCAATGTTGTAAAATCTAACTTTCATAATGTCTGTGTTTTAATGTTTTTGTAAAGATACGGAATGTTTTTTAATCTACCAAATTACTTTGATAAAAAAGATAATGTTCTATCGAAGTCGTCATTGCTAGAAAGAGCCATGTGAATGTGGTTTGCATTGTACTTACCATATTTTCTGAAGCCAAACTTTCTAAAGAAAGCCGCTTGTTGAGCCACAGGCATTTCTCTTCTATTTGAGCCAGTACCTACTGAACCGATACACTCAAGGATTAAAGTACCAGCTTCACCTAACTCTTGAAAAGATGAAATGTAAGCTGCGAACACAATTCTCATAAGAGAAGTACCATTACCTTTTGTGTTTGAAATGATACGAGAGATATCAACTTTATTCTCAAATGATTTGAAGTTGATGTGAGAACCATCAGGTAGAGATATAGAACAAACCTCAGAAGAGTAACACTTTGTGCCTTTACCAGAACTAACCATAGTAATCATATCGTAAGTGTCTATGGTAACAATAGTGTTATCGTTAAAGCTTTCTTTGATGAAGCTAACCATAGAGTTGTATGTGTTGTTGTTCTCGAATTTTGTGATGTTATCTAAGTTCATAATTTTAAGTTTTAAGTGTTTATCGTTATTTGTCTTACAAAGATACGGAATGTTTTTTAATCTACCAAAGGATGACCGTGTCTTTTCATCATCTTTTTAAGTTTATCATTGTACTTTTTAATTGGCATCCTTGTGATACCAGCCCATAATGTAAATAAAGAGAATTCAATGTAGTTTAAATTTTTCATAATGTTTGTGTTTTAATGTTTTTGTAAAGATACGGAATGTTTTTTAATCTGCCAAATTATATTGAGATATTCCACTCATCAAGATAATCTTTTTGGTCTTCAACCTCGTAGGCTAAGTTGATACCACCACTATTCACAACTTTCTCAAACATATATTTAATCTCTTCCATTTGAGGCTCAATAACCTCAACTTTAGTATCCCATAGTTTTGCAATGTGGTCGGCATAAAACCAGTTTAGTAATAAAACTCTATCGTCTTCATTTACAACATGCATTACCTCTGTAATAGACATTTCGCTAATTAGTTCTCTCAATTGATTCATCTTTTCTATGTTCATAGTTTCTATTTTTTTAAGTGTTTATCGTTATTTGTCTTACAAAGATACGGATTGTTTTCTAATCTACCAAATTATTTTTGACCATTCTTTTTACAAATCTGTAAAACATCATTTAGATAGTCATATACTTCATCAGCCTTAATCAAGCCAGAGTTTTGTAGAATAAATTCATCTATGCTGATTAGTTTTGCCAAGTCAAGACATCTTCTTTTAGAGTATATACGAGTACCTTTCTCACCTTTTATCAAACTGATTAATATACCTGATGACTTACCTGTTGGTGTGTTGTTTGTATAGAAGAAGAACTTTAATTCATTCTCTACAGCAACTACAGAGAACCAGTTTTTGTTTTGTAAATCCATTTGCTCTTTAATCAATCTTGAAAATGCTTGTGTTGGTGTTTCGTTGTTCATAGTTTCTAAATGTTTATCGTTATTTGTCTTACAAAGATACGGAATGTTTTTTAATTCTCAAAGCTTTCTACATACTTTTTAGCATATCTTTGAAGATTTTCTGAGAAGCCTTCAAACATAAACTGAGCATATCCATCAGTAATGAACTTGTTGAATAACGCCTGTAAGTCATTATAGCAGAACATCCAAAAGTCAATAATCGTATCACCATCAAGGCAACCATCTATCGATAGTGCTTTCATAGTATCATCATCTATCCCCTGAATGAATGTGTAGAGTTGAACATTTGTTCCATCAATTAAGTCAATTTGTGTTTTCATAGTTTCTATCTTTCTTTATTTGTCTTACAAAGATACATAATCTTTTCTAACCACCAAAACTTTTGAGAACTTTTTTGATATAATTTTTGTAGTTAGGTGTTTCGACATAATTTGCCTAACTTCTAAACCAGTAGTCTCACTCATAATTGAATTGCCGTTTAATTTCCGACTACTGGTTTTTTTGTGCTTAAAACAAACAGACTAAACCTACATATAATAAGTACAAAACATAGCAAACCCGTAATATGAGAGGTCCAACATACGATAGAGAGTTCTTAGTAAAGAAAATAGCGATGATGAAAATCAAAGGTAAATCTACTTACTTCATCTTAGAGTTCTTACAGAATGATATTAAGATGGGTCAGACAACAGCCTATGAAGTTCTAAGAGATGCCCAGAAAGTAATCAACGAGATGCAACTAACAGAAATAGAAACAGCATTCAGTGAAGCAATCGCTCAGTTAGAAGAACTTTATGAAAGTACATCAGATAAGAAACTAAGACTTGAAATAAGAAAAGAAATATCTAAGATGAGAGGATTGTATGCTGCACAAGAAATCAAACACTCAGGTGAGATAGGAATACAAGGCATCGACATAAAAATCATAACAAACAAAGATGATATCTCCAAAGAAGACTTATAGTAAGCAGTACCTAAAACCTAAAGACCTTTACATTGAAATCATCGTTAGTAAAGAAATGGGAAAACTAACTAAAGATGCTGAGAAGTATCTTAACATCTTAGGTAAGAACATTATGAAGAAGTTCTACTACAAAGACAATGATGATAAGTTAGATTGTTATCAGAATGGTATGTATCAAATCTACAAGAACTGGCATCTGTTTGATGAACTGAAAGGTGATAATCCTTTTGCTTATTACACAGAAATCTTTAAGAGAGGTGTAGCTGCTGGTTGGAAAGAAGTTAATAAAGGTAGAAACGAATGTATCTCAATGGATAACATTTACGAAGATGGAGGAGATATGAACATATGAGATTACAGATTAGTGGTACAAGAATTCTTAATGAGATGTTGGCGACAGATAAGAGATTCATTCTTAATGTCGGTGGAAGTAGATCGTCAAAGACTTATTCAATTCTTCAGTACCTGCTGATTTATGCTCTTAAACACAAAGACAAGACTATTACAATTGCTCGTAAAACATTTCCTTCTTTGAGAGCTGGTGCTTATCGTGAGTTTATACAGATGTTAAAAGACTACGAAGTCTATAAAGAAGAACATCATAACAAAACAAATAACATCTACAACATAAACGGAAACATCATTCAGTTTATATCAATCGACCAGTCTATGAAGTTGAGAGGTCTTAAACACGATGTAGTTTTCATTGATGAGGTAAATGAAGTTAGTAAAGAAGAAGCCGACCAATTGTTTATGAGAACGAATGATAAGATTATCTTAGCTCAGAATCCATCAGATGCTCTTCACTGGTCATTAAAGTTAAAGTCAAGTCCTGATGCTTTATATCTACACTCAACTTATATTGATAATCCTTTTCTATCACAAGCCATTGTAAATCAGATTGAAAGTTACAAAGAAACAGATGAAGACTTATGGGCGGTATATGGTTTAGGACTACCTGCTAAAAACAATGAGTTAGTTTATAATCACCATCAGTTCTTTACAGATGATGACCTTTACATTATAGATGAAGAAGGTGAAACACACAATAAGTTTGAAGAGATTATATACGGATTAGATTTTGGTTACAACCACCCCACAGCTTTGATTAAGATATACATCGACTCTAACAAACGATATATCTTTTGTGAAGAGATAGTTCATCAATCTTATTTGACTACATCAGACTTAATTAAAATGATGTTAGACTTAAAGATAGAAGGTCGTATCTACTGCGACTCAGCTGAACCTAAAACAATTGAAGAAATAAGAAGAGCAGGTTTTGATGCTGTTAGTTCAATGAAAGAAGTAAAAGAGGGAATAGATTGTATAAAAGGTTGCCACTTCTTTGTTCATTCTAACTCAATCAAAATACAAGATGAGTTAAGAAAGTATAAATGGAAGTTAAAAGGTGAGATTAAAACTGATGAGCCAATTAGATTATTTGATGATGGTTTGTGTGCTATAAGATACGCAACATTCACTTATCTAAGTAAGACAGCCAGAGCAAACGCTTATGACTTCGATGTTGAATGGCTTGACTTATAAAATAATAAAGACTATGAAAAGAGTACCAGTTTATATGGACGAACATATCTACTTAGAAAGGATACAACTACCTAATCTAAGAGATAAGAATAAGATTGGACAACCAAGATGGGTTTGGAGACAAGTTACTAACATCAATGATGAATTAGAGGTAAAAGAAACTAACAATGAACCTGACTGGTATATAAGACACAAAAAATTAAATAACATATTAGATGAACAAGATAAGAAGTTGGAATGATGTAACGATTGCTATGTGGCAAGAGTTGAGTAACATACAAACAGAATCAGAGATAACAAGAGAGATAGAACAAATATCAATCTTGACTGATAAAGACTCTGAAGAGATTAGAAATATGCCGATGAACGAGTATGGTAAATGGCGTAGTGAGTTAGACTTTGTTAAGTCAATTCCAACAGCTGAAGTTCAACTAACATTTGAGTTAGATGGTGAAAGATATGGTATGATACCTCAGTTAGATTTCATATCTGCTGGTGAATGGATTGATGCTGAGAACTGGAAAGAAAATCCTATTGATAACTTACATCTTTATTCAGCAATGATATACAGACCTATCACAAAAGAGAAAGGTGAAGTGTATGAGATTGAACCACATAAGGCCTCAGGCTTTGTTGAAAGGTCAAACTTGTTTAAGAATAAACTACCGATAACAACCGTACATGGAGCTGTTCTTTTTTTTTCGAGTTCCGCAATCGGATTTATGCCGATTTTAGTGGATTATTTGGAGAGTCAAGCTCAGGAGGATCTGAAGTTGATGAAGATGAATCAGACCCAAACACCTACGAAGACGCGCAAGCAGAGGCGTTCCAAAAGAACTGGGGACTCTACCATATGATAGCAGCACTTGCTGATGGAGATTTACTAAAGATGCAGAGTTACTTTGACCTACCTATAATCTCAGTGTTCAATCACTTATCATATCAGTTATCAGGTGGAATAAAAACAGCAAAACAAAATTAAAACATATAGAATATGAGTATAGGATATTTAAGTCAAAACGGAGTCAATAGAATGTTTGAACAATGGGTTCAAGCTGACCCAAACATCAACCAATATGGATTTGGTCAGTTGTACAATGAGAATGGCGAACCTAAAGCTAATCAGGTTTATCCTGGTATGTGGGTTAATCCAGTATCAACAACAGATGGCATCTATGCACTAACAAGAAACTATCAAATCTTAATCTACGATTTAGTCTTTCAAGATGATAATGGTAACAATCAAAATAAGATTATGTCTGACTGCGAAGAGATTGCGTTTAGACTTGCCAGATTTCTAAGACTTAAATCAGACTTATTCACAATCAACACTGACCCTGTGATTACACCATTTACAGATAGATTTCTTGATGATGTATCAGGTGTTATCTTAGATGTACAAATTGAGTTTAATGCTGAGTCTTCTGATTGTAATGACCCTGATTACAACTTCAACATAAAAAGTAACGAAATATAATGCAAAAGAAAATAGGATTTGTAGAAGGTGTTGCTAACGCAGACGCTCTTAACATACACAACGGACTAACTGCCTCAACACTATTCGTGTTTGAAGGTGATAATGATTTAACATTCAACCTACCAATTGCTGATGGTACAAATGGTCAAGCACTTAAAACAGATGGCGCTGGTAACTTATCTTTCGGTACGGTTGCAGTTAGTTCAACCTCTGGTACAAGTGGTGCGTCTGGTACATCAGGATTAGCCGGAACAAGTGGTTCAAGTGGTGATAACGGAACAAGCGGTACATCATTTTACGGTACTACATCTGGTAGTGCTGGTACATCAGGAACTTCAGCACCTCCAGTAAGTTCTAATTACTCAATTAGAAACGCACCTGATGCTCCTGTATCTGTGAGTGTTACAGAAGTTATGGTTGGTTTATCAGCATCATTCACACCAACAATAAACGCTGATTGTTTAGTTGTAATAGAGGGTGATTTAAACCTAACATTGAACTCAACTCATACATCAAGAATGAGATATGGTACAGGCACCCCACCTGTAAATGGTGGTGCTGCTACTGGTACAACCTTTAGTTCAATTAACACACATCAATTTGGTACGGCAACTGCTACAAGATTTGCATACTATACTCAAGGTGTTGTTAATTTAACAGCTGGTACGACATATTGGTTTGACCTAAGTGTATCTGTACCAAGTAGTACTGGAACTGCAACATTTAGAAACTTTAACATCTATGTAATTCAATTAACTGAGAGTAAAGGCACAAGTGGCACATCAGGTAACGCTGGTACATCAGGTACATCATTCTTCGGTACCACATCAGGTACAAGTGGTGTAACTGGTACATCAGGCACATCAGGAATAAATGGTACATCAGGAATAAATGGTACATCAGGAATAAACGGAACATCAGGAATAAATGGTACATCAGGCAACGCTGGTACATCAGGAGTAAATGGAACATCAGGAGTAAGTGGTACAAGTGGTGTAAGTGGTACATCAGGATTATCAGGTACGAGTGGTGTAAGTGGTACATCAGGATCATCAGGTACGAGTGGTACATCAGGAATAAACGGAACATCAGGTTCAAGTGGTACAGCAGGTACAAGTGGTGTGTTTGATGCTATATTCTTTGATGCTTATTTAACAAGTCCATCTTATTCAACTCAAATATCATTGCTCACAGGAACAAGTTGGAGTGGAGGTGGTACATTTTCAGGTACTATGTCTGGTACTTATCAAGGTCAGAAGTACTACGCTGGTACTTACATATATGAAGCTGTTGCTGATAACAATTGGATTAGAATAACAATAGGGTAATTATGAGAATATCTAAATATACATCAAGGATAGGATTGTATAATCCTAACATAATCTTAAACTATCCATCAACAGGTATAGTAATCTTTTCAGGTGGAATTGGTGGTGATTTTGCTGCATCTTATAGTAAAGACGGAATAAACTTTACTGAGATGAATATCATCAACATAGTATATAATCCATCCGATAGAGAGTTTTGGAATGCTGGATGTTACTCACCACAATTAAATAGATTTTTACTTGTAAATAGATCAGACACTGGAGTTACCACAAAAAAGGTTGCTTACTCATCGGATGGAATAAATTGGACAGCTGCGACAGGTTCTACCATAACACCAGCAACTGCTTGTGCTTGGTCACCAACATTAAATAGGTTTGTAGTTGTACATGGCCATACCTCAGTACTCGGAGGACCTGGTACAGCTATGTACTCAAGTGATGGTATAAGCTGGACTAATGCTTCATATGACGGAGGACCTGGTAATTATCCAATTAGTTCTTATTGGGGCTCAGTTATATGGGCAGGTAATAAATTTGTAGCTGTTGGAACAGCAGGTGCAAATGGTACAGGATACGCAATGTACTCAAATGATGGTATAACTTGGGTTAGATATGGTTTATCGACATCACCAGTAGATAATAATTACTTTGTTGGAGTGGCTTGGTCACAATCGCTAGGTAGATTTGCTGCCGTCGCAACAGATTTTTCTAATAGTTCAAGTATATATTATTCATCTGACTCAATAAACTGGGTAGCTGGGAGTGCAAGTTTAACTAACTTAGGATTAAGAGATGTTTGTTACTCTGACGAAGTTGGATTATTTGTCGCAGTAGGATTGAATCCAAATGTGGGTGGTACTTACGCATCAGATAAGATACTAATATCATCAGATGGTATGAATTGGACATCAGTCACAGCTTCATTTGCTGCTCCTTGGCAAGATGTTAAATACTCAAAACAATTTGGTAAGTTCTTTGTTGTCGCCCAATCAAATGTTGATGGTGGTAGAACATTTTTATATTCTACTGACGGATACACTTGGTCTTATCAAACAAGTACATATTCAAGTAATAAATCTTTTGCTGGAATAATAGCATCAGAAACTTTACCATCATAATGGACGAACTAGCACAGATATTAAAATTAGTACAAGACAAGTGGGGTCGTGAAACGGTTAATGCAATCGTTAGAAAGATTGATTCATATCCTATCAGATGGAATGGTACTCTGAGAAGGTCTATCTCTTACTCACAAGCACAAGGAATCGATGGTGAGATTGAGTTCAATATGGCTGACTATGGTAAGTTTGTAGATGAAGGTGTTAATGGTATCTTTCAGAATAGAAACTCACCTTACTCATTTAGAATATCATCTATCGGTGGTGTTGCCTTTCACATTAAACCTTGGGCTAGTTCTAAAGGTATAAACAACTGGGCTGCTGCTCGTTCTATTGCAAGAGATGGTATAAAACCAAGACCGTTCTTTAACTCAGTGATTGAGAGTAGAACACCACAATTAGGAGAAGCAATTACTAAAGCGATGGCAGACTTTATGGAAACTACATTTAAGCAGCAATAAACAGACAACAAACATACTAACATATTCTATAAAGATAAGTATAAAGTATGGCAATAACAATCATTAGTAACTTCACATCAGGTAAGTACTATCCATCTTCAAATTCGATTAATTGTACAATCAACTCTAATAACTCAGGTAATTGTAACTTCAGATATATCTGTGATATTTACATCAACGGAACAAAAGTTTTCTCAGATAAGATATTTCCTGACCCTTCAACAGGTCACGGATTCTTTCAATGTAGTAGAGTTATTCAAGACTACATTCAAACATCTTTACCTTATTCACCTTACACATCGTTAGTGAATCTTGCTGGTGGTGCATCAGCACCTTCATCTATTCTATCTGTATCTTGTAAGTTTGGTGAAGAGTATGATACATCTGTTGCTTGTGATGGTACGGTTTATCAATTTACTAATCTATCAACATCAAACACTTTTTATGTTTTTGAAGGTGTTGTTGATTATGAAGATTATCCAACATACACTTATACAGACTATCTTATTGGTACTCAGTCAGGTACAAAGAAGTTCTTAACTAACTCACCAAGAGAAGCTGAAGTAACTTACAATGATTCTTACTTTTTAGATTTCTTATCTAATGCAACAATCACTGGCTCTTATAGTTTAGCTATAATCGCTACCACAAATACTGGTACTTACTCAGCTACAACTACACTATCATCATTGTCTGTTAGAAGAAGATACAGATTAGCTGTAGGTCCTTACGACATTAATAAACTTAATGCTTCACCAATTATAAACCAAAAGACAAACAAGTATGAAGTTTGGTTAAACTACAATGGCATACAAGTAAGTGAGAAATTTACCTTCAATGTTAAACCACCAAAAACATTTCAAACAAGATTAGCCTTTACAGGACTTTTAGGTGGTATAGAAACATTCACATTCTTTCACAGAAATAACAAAAGATTTGATGTTCAAAGGTCTTCATATGAAAAGAACTTAGAGACTAACATATCTAATGTTTGGAAGTACAGAGTAGGTGATAGAGGTACAACAACTTACAAGATTAATGCTAAAGAAACTCACTCAGTATCTACTTATTGTAATAGAGATATTAGTGAGTGGTTATACGAGATGTGGTTATCACCAGATGTCTGGACATTTAGAAGACCAGAACTTATACCATTCAGAACTTACAAAGATGGATCAGAGATATGGTTTTGGTTGAACGACGGACACGATCTATCAGTAGGTGATACATTCTTATGTTTCCCTACAACTAATAGTTTATATGACGACCTAATCGATACATTTACGGTAGTTGCTGTAGATGGTAATAAGGTAGATTGTAACTTAGTTTATTCATCTTGGTCAGACACTGAAGGTGCTTGTGGTTGGATACAAAAAGTATCTGACTGGGATAGACTACCTGTAGTTATATCAGACTCAGTAATAGATGTAAAACAAAAAACAAGTAAGCCAATTGAATACGCACTTAACTATTCAGCAGCTTATTCTAAAAACACTTTAAGAGGATAATGGCTAAAACTCAAATGATTTTATTTCATAGACCGAGTAACAACAATGTTATCTCTGGTTCTATCTATGCTTCACAAAGTACGAACTATAGTTACAGACTACAACAAAATCCTAATGAGGTAATCACAGGTGCTTTTCAATCAGTTGTTAGACCTAACTCACCTGCTACACAAGGATTAAACATTGACTTATTTGAAGACATTTCTATTCCGATTACTTACACGATATTAGATGTAAGAGAACCTGAGAAGAGAAAGACATCTTGGTCTAAAACAATTCTTATACCTGGCACAAAGAACAACAACAGAATCTTTTCTCACATCTACGAGATAGGACAAGATGGTTGGGTTACCATTGGTAACACATCTGTTTATGAAGGATTCAATCCTAACCTTAGAAAAGAAGTTATTGTTAATTCTGATGGTGTTCAAATAATGAAAGGTAATATGCAGATGAAGCGTATCAAAAGAGATAAAGATGGTAACATTGAATATGAGATATCTCTTAATGGTGATTTGACTTCTTTGTTTTATGATGTAGGTACTTCTAAACTAACAGACTTAAATTGGTCAGAGTGGGACCACGAATGGAATAAAGAAAACATCATAAACTCTTGGAGTGGTATATCTAAGAAAACTGATGATACAACATACAACTCAATAGTATCTGGTTCAGCAGTTCAGATTAAAAGAATCTTTATGAGTGTTACGACTGGTAGATTATCAATTGAGACATTTACTAATCACGGACTACAAGAAGACTACTGGGTTAATATAGACCTTTACACTGGTTCAGCTGCGACTAAAAAGTTATTGGCAGCATCAGGTGAGTGGGTTGTTACAGAGATAATATCAAGTAAGATATTCTCTGTTAATTACTTTTATCCTAAAGCGTTTGCTGAGTATGGTGCTAATGGTTGGACTTTACCAACAGGTTCTGAATCTTCTTATATGTATAAAAGAACAGCAACTGGTAAAGGTTATGTTTATCCGATGATATCTTGGGGTGATGAGTTTGATTACAATTCATTTCCAGTTACATCTTTTGCACCAGGATTTTATGTTAAAGAAATCTTTGATAAGATAATGGCAGAAACTAATTCTAAGTATGAATCAGATTTCTTAGACTCTCAGTTCTTCAAAAGATTAATTCTACTACAAAAGAAACCAACATATGATATAAACCCAAGAGAAGTATCTTCAAGAAAGTTCTGGGTAGGTTTAACACAATCATATTTAACTGGTTGTTCTTTTAGAGAACAATATTGGAGTGGTAACAATGGTGGTTTATGGTTAAACACAACTACACCTGGTTTAACAGCTCCTACAGCAAGTCAGTCAGCAAATGCTGGTTTATTTCCAAGTACAACAGCTAATAAGATTCCTTTCAATGAGTCAGGTTCTTTCGCAGTATCACAATTTGAAAATCAATCATTCTATGACGGGCTTACTGGTACATCATCTTATAACAACTGGGATTCACAAGGTTACAAATGGAAAGTACAAAGGTCAGGTGAATATACTTTGACTACAAACATTAAACTATCTTGTTGGTGTGATATGAATGGTTATGTAGGTTTTCCTGGCACAGGAACATCATCTTTTACTCCATCAACAAAGGAATACTTTCCAGGAACATTTAATTCAAATGGACCTTTAGGAACAAATAAGACGGGTGTTTATGTTAGATTCAAAATATACAGACAAAGGTCAAATGGTCCTGTTGATGAGATAGGAACTGCTGAGTATAGGTTTGATATGAATAACAATGCTAAGTGGTCAGCAGGAAACACATCTAACTGGAAGTACTTTGGTAGATATCAAAAAGATTCTTGGGAAAATGTATCAATTACAATTCCTTCAACATCAACTTACTTTAATGAAAATGATGAAGTATGGGTTGAAGCTAAGTTTTTTACACAAGGTGATTATGGTGATTATCTTGGAACTCCTTTTAATGCTAGAAGAATGATTGCTTCATTCTATGAGAGATATCCATCTGACGATCCTTACTACCCTTATGAAACAAATATGATTAATGGTGAGTGGTTTCTACAATTAAATGCTGCCTCGTACATCTTTAATGACCCTTCTCCTAAATCAATTGAGAACTCAACGATAGAAGCAACTAACTTCTTACCTAAAGATATGTCTTGTAAAGATTTCTTATTATCAGTGATTAAAATGTTTAACTTACATATTGAACCTGATAAACAAGTTGAGAAGAAGTACTACATTGAACCAAGAGACACCTACTATAAAGATGGTTCTGGTGGTTTAAGTGATTATGTTGATTGGACTGATAAGATAGATGAGACATCTGTTGATATAATTCCTATGGGTGAGTTGATTGCTAAGTACTACATCTTTGAAAATAAAGATGAGAATGACTATTGGAATGCAAGATTTAAGACAGATAGAGGTCGTCCTTATTCTCAATATACAAAAGAGATTGAAAATGACTTCTTAAAGAACGAAGTTAAAGTATCGATACCATTAGGAACAACAATGATGATTAACAATCCAGTTGATTCAGATGTTGTGATACCATCGATTATACAAAAAGAATCAAATGGTTCATTCAAACCGGTTAGTAACTCACAACCAAGAATGTTGATATGGGGTGGTAAAAGACCTTACACATCTCAACGAGGAGGTGCTACACCGAATCTAAATAATGCTTACTTCGGTAACATATCTGGATGGGAAATGTTATCTACTCTGAATGCTTCTGCTAATAACATATCAGCAACATCATCTGTGTTTAACTACTATCCTTATGCTGGTACGGTTGATTCACCTACAGATCCTGTTTATGATATCAACTGGTACAATATGGAAGAGAATGACTTTGTTTATTGGGATGCTGCAAGATGGACTAATGAGAACCTTTACAACAAGTACTGGAGAAACTTCATTGAAGAGATTAGTGACCCTGCTTCTAAAGTAGTGATTGCTGATTTAAGATTAACACCTAAAGACATTTATAGTTTAGACTTTAGAAAGATTTATGTGATTGAAGGACACTATATGAGATTACAAAAAGTAATTGATTATGACCCAGTTGTAAATGGTCTAACAAGATGTGAGTTCTTAAAGTTGAAATCACCTTCTAAGTTTAGAAGAAGAAGTATGACTATTGATTCTAATGGATTTACAGATGTTGCGTTTAGTGTAAATGTAGATACAACAAGACCAGTAATTGTAACAAGTATCGAAGTTGCTCCTTCAAGAAAAAGACCTGAGTTTGGATTTAACAACACAACACCAGGTGTGAATCTATCAAACAATTCATCTGTAGTAACAAATGGTTTATCAAACTATGTTGGTGCTGGTGGTAGAAATATAAAAGTAAATGGTAATGAGAATGCGGTTGGTGGAAATGCTACAAACATACACATTAGTTCTGGTAATGGTAACTACATTTCTGGTAATGTTAATAATGTTAATGTTATTGGGACTGATAAAAAGTACATTGCAGAAAGTGATGTTACTTATATCAATGGTATAAGATACAAGAACGGAATTCCTATCTCTAAATCAAATGTGATTGATGGTGGTATAAATGTTGCTGTTGTGAGACAATCTAATTCTACGACTGCTACTACAATTGATGGTTCAGAAGATGTTGTTATCAGTGCTGGTTCAACTACTTACGAGAATGTAATTGACCCAGGTGTTGATGCTATTCTACCAGACCAAGTTGAGTTAGGTATATCTACTCAGGCTAATCCTAATCCAAGAACAAACTTAGCAGGTGGATATGAAATTGATTTAGTAGATCAGTCTTATGTTCAAGTCGTTAGACAAAGAGATGAGTACAAATCATAAAAACAACAACAAATAAAAATAACATAATTAGTATATGGCTAAAATAGAGCAATTTTCCAGAATAATAAACCACAGACTCTCTACAAGTGGAGCTGTCTTTACGGTTCCAACATCAAATGACCACACAGACGAAACTTGGTTAGCATCAGACCTTTACATAGGTGAGCTTGGTGTGAATATAACAGACGATAAAGTTTATGTTAGAACTAACAATGGTGTAGTTCAATTAGCAAGTGCGACAGCATCTGGAGCAACATCATCACAAGCAGCTATATGGGTGTTTAACTCACCTGATATAAAGATTGGTGCAACTTACTCAGCTGATTCAGTATCACCTCGTTCAGGTTATTACACAGACTTAGGTACTTCTATATTACCTTGGAAAGATTTATATCTTGGTGGTTCATTAACAGGTAATGCTACAATAAACACAAATGGTGCTCTTTGGTTAAAACAATCATCAGATTCTATCTTAGTTACTGACGGAGCTGCTTCAACAAACGCACCTATAGAGATACACACTAACTCATCTAACTTAAATAAAGATAGAGTTCTTTGGCTAAACACAAGATACGGAACTACAACAGGTTCAACAAACTACATTACTTGTATAGGTACTCAACAAGTTGCTTTTACAAATAACACAAGAGTAACGGTTGTATCTGGTTTTAATGTTAATTACAATGATTCAGTTACTGACTCAGTACATTTAGGTAAAGGTTTTTCTAAAACTAACTACGAATCAGATACGATTTATGCTGGTGGTGGTTTAGCAATAAGAGGTGTAGATGATGATGGTTCAGGACAATATAATCGTTCAGACTGGAGTACAACTCAAACAAGATTATCAACAGCCAATGCTTTAACAACAAACATAGCTACTATACCATTCATTGACTTAGTAAATGGTGGTGAAGTTATTCACATTAAGGCTTACATCACTGGTGTAAGTGTTGCTGATGCTACTCAAGTTTATTCAGCTGAGATTATGGGTTGTTATTCATTAGATGGTTCTCTTAATGCTATTGAAGTAGGAACTCCTATCATAAATCAAATAAACTCTTTTACAGGTGCTGAACCAAGTTGTGAGATGGCATCTGATGCTACTTATGCTTACATAAAAGTAACTGGTAACGCAACCGAGACAATCAAGTGGTTATGCACATACTCATATCAAAGATTCATAGGAATCTACTAAAATAATAATCAAACATGGCAGATTTTAGTCTTAATATAAAATTAAATGGTGTTGAGCAGGCAGTAACTACGGTTGGTCAGATAGAAAAAGCTTTGATAGCAACGAGACAAGAACTTAAAAATGTTCAAATTGGTTCTCAAGTCTTTCAAGATTTATCTGACCAAGCTGTTAATTTACAAAGAGAGTTTGTTAATTCATATAAAGAAACAACAAACTTTAACAAGAACATTGCAGAGTTAGGTCAATCAGTAGGTTCATTAGCATCTACGGTTACAGCAGGATTCACAATTGCCACATCAGCCATTTCATTATTTGGAATTGAAGGTGAGGCTGCATCTGAAGCTGCTGCTAAGGCTCAACAAGCATTAGCTTTAGCTTTATCAGCAACTACAATTGCGACTAATGCTAAAACACTTGCTGAAGATTTATCAAATGTTGCTTCTGCGTTAGGACTTAATTTAACCAGAGCAAACACAGCAGCAACGGCTGTTGAAACGGTAGTCACAACGGAGAATGCTGCCGCGACAACAGCCTCAGCCGTTGCTGCCGGTGCTGATGCCGTTGCCAAAACTGCTGAGACTGCTGCCACAGGTGCTGCTACGGTTGCACAAGAAGGATTAAATGTAGCGATGGCTGCTAACCCTATCGGTCTTGTACTTGTAGGTTTAACTGCTTTAGTAGGTGCTTTATTCTTATTCTCAGGTGGTGAAGAGACTGCTAAGTCAAACACACAAGAGACTAATAAAGTTTTATTAGAACAATCTGACCTAATTAAAAAACAATCAGATGACTTCATAGCTGTTTATAAATTAAGAAGAGAAGTAGAGATACTATCAATCAAAGATTCTAAAGAAAGAGCAAAGGCTCAAAAAGATTTAGATGAAGAAATAGCAGGACTACAAGGAGATGCTGTAGATAAACAAATCAAAAGACAAGAGTCTGCTAATAGTAGATTACTAAAGGATTTTGAAGGTTATAGAGATGAGTATATTGGAATCAGACAAGAGCTTGTTAGTGTTACTAATGAGACTGATGAGTTTGGTGTATCAATTGGTCAATCAGAAAACTATAGAGATGTAGAGTTTAAGATAGGACAACAAGTTCTATCAAACCTAAAAAGTAACTTAAAAGATAGAACTGATGAAATAGCAGCTGCTGTTAAGAAAGGTACTTACACACAAGAAGAAGGTAACATATTAACACAACAGGCACAAACACAATATTACATTGAATATCTTACAAAACAAAAGTACTTTTTATCTCAATCTACAAAATCTGATGATGAGAACTTAAAGAAAAACTTAGAGAACTTAATCGCTTCATTCAAAGAAGTTAGAACTGCATTAGAAAAGTCTTATCAAGATAGATTAAAGATTCAAGCAGATGCTGAAAAGAAAAGATTAGAAGAAGAACAGAAAGCTAATGATGAGGCAAACAGAAAGGCTGAAGCTGCTTTAGCTGAAAGACAAAGAAAGTATAAAGCCGCTTACGATGATATAAAGAAGACGATTGCTGATACTTACAAAGAGTTAGATGCCATTGAAAAGAAATTTAATGATGAGTCTCTTAAATTGACTTTTAAGACAAAGGGTGAAGAAGTAAAGTTTGAGACAACTGAAGAAAAGAAAAAGTTAGATGAGTTAGATAGACTTAGAAGAGAAGACATTACTAAATCTGTTTTAGGTAAGAAAGAAAAGAACGCCGCTTTAATTAAACTTGATGTTGAGTATAAACAAGCAAGTGATGCTCTTGATGCATTCTATAAACTAAAACAAAAAGAGGCTGATGCTGAAGACCTTAGATTAGCTGAAGAAAAAGCTGCTAAGATTCTTTTAATCGAAAAGACTTTAAAAACCGAGATATCATTTGGTGACCAAAACACAGCCGACTTAAAAGAAACACTTATCGTAAGAGAGAATCAATTAAGATTAGAACAATTAGACTTTGAAGCTTCATTGAATGAAATGTCTATTAAAGAGTTTGAGGCTTATCAAGTTGAAAGACTTAGTTTAATCAGAAAGAACAATGTAATTAAACAACAGATTGAATTAGACCAGGCAGACAAAGATGCTGCTAAGAGTTTAGGTAACTTTATTGATAACTTAAAGAAAGAGTTTGGTGCTGAGTTTGTTGAGACTGAAAAAGGTATAGCTATCATAAAAGCCGCAAAAGAAAACGCTGAAGAAGAAGTAGTCACTAAAAAGAAAGAGATTAATCAAAAGTATAGAAATGAAGAAAAGACAGAAGAAGAGAAATCTGCTGATGCCATTCTACAATATAAACTATCTCAACTTGATAAGTATGCTCAGTTCGCAGCACAAACCGCTACGACTATACTTAACTTATTTAGTGCTATCACTGATTTAGCAAATGTTAAAAGAGAAGAAGAGTTAAAAAATCTAAGAGACTTTACAGCAGCACAAACTGATATCTTAAACGAAGGATACAACGAACAAAGAAAAGCTTTAGATGATAAGTTAGCAGCAGGTGTTATATCACAAGAACAATATAACTCAGCAATTTTATCATTAGACACTAACTTAGCAAACTCAACTAAATCTATAAGTGATAAGCAAAAGGCTCAAGAGTTGGCCGCTAAGAAGAAAGCATTTGAGGCTGATAAGAAGTTAAAGATAGCTCAAGCAATCATATCAGGTATCCAAGGTGCTATTTCAGCATTCACAGGAGCCTTTGTACTTGGTCCTATCGCTGGTCCAATTGTCGGTGGTATATTAGCTGGTGTTGTTGCTGCGACTACAGCTGTTCAAGTTGCTGCAATTAGAAAGACAACATTTGATTCTGGTTCTCCTGAGATAACACCTGCCAACACAGGTGGTGGTGGATCCGGTTCCGGTTCAGCTATCAATCAAGCATCTGGTGGTGGATTTACATCGTTTAATCAAAACCTTGTTGGTACTCCTACTACGACTACGACTGGTGGTGGTTCAACACCATTTGGTT